GGATAATTTAGGTAATAAAATCTCTAGGTATCGCCTAGGCCGATACCTGCCGGCCGGTTAAAACCGGCAAGTATTGGAGAATGGGTACAAACCACACAGGACCCAGTGCTTCGGGACTTCGGACCATTGAATGGTCGTAACCTGCGTTTAATGGCTAACCTTACGGAAAACCCATTCTCCGGGGGCAACTTACCCCCTTTAGTAACTTTTACCTTGAGACCCCTATATGCAAAGTAACAAACTCAAGGGGAATTTTAGATCTTACATTATCATGACGCCGAAATGTCTGCCTCCGTTAAATATGGATCTGCAGTCAACAAATGAATGTTGGGGACGTTGATAAAATTGGATACCACAAAATCGCTGCCTGGTGAGACAGCAGCGACGACATTTACGGTCGCTCTCTTTGGAAAACCTGTAAAAGTGGTCCATCCTCCGGTTGCCAACTCGTCAAGAGCCGTTGCAGTGACTCTAGAGCAAGCATACTTGGTTAACAACGTCAACACCAATTGCGAAGAAAGTTCCTGGTTACTGTCTGCAAATGCCCACGCGAGACAAGACGAAGGCAGTAACCGAGTTTTAGCAAAATATGGAACTCTAGCTTCGACTGAATTAACTGATCCATGGCAGAACACGCCTCCTGTGTAAAAAGACCCTACCAATGAGTTAAACCTTTTCCGCAATTCCAGCATGGTGTTAGTACCAAAACCAGAACCAGAACTCCCATTCCTTGTTGTCCATGCAGGATAATCAAAATTTCCCGCGGTAGGTAAAACTGTAGTACCCTGGTTAAACGATAACGGTCTAATTATCACGTTAGTAGGTTGGGACAAATCAGGAAAGCTAGGGTCGCCGCCTCTATGGGTATCATCAGCATATGGGCTCAAGCACAAAGGTGACGGCACTGAAGCAATCCGCCCAACGAACGCGACTCCCGTATTTATAGAGGCATTAACACGTTCGACCGCCATATACTCTAACTCGACACCATTATTCCCAACACTCGTGAATCGCCAATTGAACGTGCTTCGATATCCCATGTAACACTCTTTCAATAACATAGCAAAGTGCGTTCTAGCCAAGTTTGGGCACACGGTGTGATTAGTACCGGAAAACAAGGCTGTATATCCCACAACTCCTCCCGTATCCCTTTGTCTGTCATACATAACTGAACGACTTGGGCTAGTAGTCCCGAAATTACCGGGAATGGGAGGTAAAATCGCTTTCACGATATAGGGAGGATAAAACAATCCCACAGACTTCTGTGTGTTAACGGCCCCTCCACCAAACTCTTGGGCTACCGGAATCTCAAATGAGAATGTATCGTAAGTCAGCTCCCTATGTATAAGGTCGGAAAATTCTTCACGTGTGGAATTATCGAAGTCCTTCAATCTTGTCGTAGGTTGGAACTGAAAATCTAGTTTCTCTTCCTTATCCAACATGTTTGGCACGGTCCCAACACCTTGTGGAATGTACAGATTGCGAGTGTGCGTTCTAGTACTTGCATTAGGTATGACAGCATAAGAATCATCGTACAAATTCGTTTCAGCTGTAGTGTCTGACGTATAGTTAGAACCAAAGGAAGTGGTAGTCGATATTATTGTATCCATAGTCGTGGTCTGGCTAACAGAATCATACAACTCCAAATCAGGGAAGCTCATCTCCGTCACCAAAGTAATAGTCGAAGGCTGCGGTGCTTGTAGTGCGTTTTCCACATACACTAATAATATTCCATTCGAATAATCGCGCATATTGTCCATGATGAAATCCGAGATGGGCAAATACCCGGACTGATCCGTAATATAAGTGTAATTGCCTGTCGATCCGCCCATGGCATTCAAAGGTGGTACTGTCAATTTCGACATGGCATTACCAAATCCAACAGTGAATGAAACTTGGGAACTAGTGGACAAATCCCAAATGTAACTCTGCGTGTGTGGATCTCGCGGTTTAGCCATATTCTCTGTCACTGTTATCGTAGAATCATATTGCGCCAAATTTGGCTCCCAAGCAACCCTAAGTCGACCCCTATGAAAAGAGGAGCATAACGCCCTAATAGTAAATTTAGCTGTCCCGCGCCACATCCTGTAATTCATGGCCGCGAAACAAGCTGGCGTCATGGAATACCTCCTTGTGGGCATATTAGCAATCCCCGCAGATGTAGTTCGCACTCGATGGCAAGGATGAATAGGTATCGCCATAACCCCAGTCCCTGGTGTCATTGTTGATGACCAATCCACGGTCGCCATAATGCAATGCTTAGATGCAAAATCGGCGATAGTAGGCACTTCAACATCGTCAATCTTACTCATAGCGACTTGCTGCTTGTTCGATACGACTGGCTTGTCTTCAGGGGAAGACCTCCACAGCGAAGCCATCATGGAAGTCAATCCTTGCTGACTAAACGCAGCTACCCCAGACGCCATCCACACTCGTACTCCAATAGGCCTCACATACAATTGTATTGTGCAACCTGCTATATCAGCTGATTGCAAATTCCTCAGAGGTGCCAATGACTCAATATGAAGTGTCCCCAATCCCCTCAAAGCGCGCATAAAATACGACTGGCTCAAATACGCATCATTAGTGTCCTCATCCACATACTCCCCAAAATCCAATTCCAATGCCTCTTTCGGGTAATAAAATGGCAAGACCATCTTCCCCCCGGAATTAGAGGCCACGTCCAAATACACGTGCTGTCTTTGTGATCGGCAGATATATGAAGATAGTCGATTGCCAAACGGTTGCACATTGGCAGTTAGTGTCAGTTGATCACCGGGATCCTCAGTTCCATCTTCGTAAATATGACCACCTGAAAACTCTGCATTAGGGATGGGGTAATAAACCTCACTTTCACCTACTGTTATCTTCAATCGCTTTGTGTAACAAAACAACGGCCTATACGAAGCCATAAGCGATGAATATCGGAAAGGTGAGGCATTAATACGAAACTCAACTTCCAAGCCTTGACAGGTCATTCGGGAGAACCCTCGTAGTTTCTGTCTCACCGTAACCGATTGAAAATAATCGTACCATGGAACAATCGCCGCAAAAAATGTTGTATTATCATCCCATGAATAAGTTTGCGTATTTATAGGTCTCTCAAAAAAGTGAGAAATATCCATGCCATTCTGAGTAATATCACGCATAGTAGCGTCTGATCTTTTTAAAGATACATCAGCCTCTGAATCTGCAAAAGCTATTTGCTGTTCAACCACCACTGTGGTTTCTGTTTGATTATGCATTTCAGCGAGTTGCAATAATGAATGGTTTAAACTCATACACCACCCATTGCACTTCCACTTAGTAGACCAACCTATTCTAAAAAGAATTTTGGGGGTTTGCCCCTGGTCGCTCATTGTGACTCCATTACTACTGCGGTTGTGGTAGTACTATAATTTGCAGTAGCGGTAAAACTAGTCAACAAGGCCCTCTTTGCTGCTACTATACTTCGCTGGCTTGATGGGATAAGCCACTAACTCTCTCGAGATCCTCGGGTCTGTCCTAAAGAGTTTTAAATTTCCTACACCGATGCACACTAAATGTGCACCAAAAACGATGTCCTCCGTGTACCACGCGCAATCCATTACAAGCCGTGGCCTACTCAAAACCTCCTCCACTAAGCCCTCAGGTGCCCTGCACCGTCATGGGGCTTTATGTCCATTTAATCCGTCTCAGAGTCCGAAAACATCGGACTCAAAGACGGAATGACATCCCTACGCCCCCTCCTGTTGCGCAAAAATGTCTCCATAGTCATCCACCCACCTCGGACACTCTCACTGAACGTGCTCTGCAACCTATGCTCCGTCAGAAATTGTTCGGCTACTGCGATAAACGAGTTGTGCGTTGTTGGCCCATATTGCATCATCTCCAAGCTAAGGGAAAGCAACACAGCGATCATTCTCACATCACCATCTGCTCCCATACGCTTTTCCAACGACAAGGTTTTGCTGAAAGACGACCAATCTAAAGGACAAGCATAATATCCATATGCCTCGCCATCCAATTCGAATTGTCGTTTCACCCACGTTCTCTTAAGAAAAGTCAGCTGTCGCTCGTACGGTTCACTAACCACTTTCTTGTCGGATGAAGTGTAAACGACACCTATCTCAGCCAACACTCGAGTAATTTCCACCTGATTAAACTCGGGACAATCAGGGTGCACAGTCAATATATTATCGTCTCCATACGTCATGAATTTTACAAATTCGTTAAAGTCCTTACCAGGGTAAATCTGAGTAAAGGCGTACGCCATATACATATAATTGACAATCCCATTAATTATGACTGTAAGAGGATGCCCAGAAGCATTACCCCCTTGTAGATGGACTAAATCCCCCCAAAACCATGATAGAGGGTTGCTCATCTCAACAGCTAGGACGTCCAATAGCCTAACAAAACTCATTCTATCTTCGGGCGTCAAATGAAAAAAATAATCCGTATGCATCCATAACTCACGCAACACTTTCCAGGCTGCCTTTAAAAACTCGGTGGCTATCCGTTGGTCGTAATTGCTAAAATCACCACATATGAATCTGTGGTCTCCCTCGCCCCAATCGGGGGTCATATACTCATACAGCTCATCCCATTCATGAGAAAAGCAATTGAGGCCAACCGCAATACACGATAAATATCTAAACTCCTGAAGTAACGACACCAACATGAGAAAGAAAGTGCGAATGATCAAACAACCCTCTAATGATATAGCTTGGAAAACACGAATTTTGCCGAACCCAGATTCAATCGCAGAATTAAGTTCATCTTTACCAACCTCTCCTGGTGCTCTATCCTGTATGGGGGAAGTTATCTTCTTTAGGCTAACTGGTTCGTCTTTAACAGATGCAGAAAACACGATTCCTGCCATTTTTCCTTCTCGTAATCTCGAAACCATTTTGCCAAACCTATCGATCACGCACTGTGGCACAACATACTTACAACCGTCAAAAGAGCAAATCTCCCTTTTCGGTTTGTTATAAGGATACCCGGCACTCGATTGCATATTAAGGCTTTTAATATACCTAGCTCCAGTTATCCCGTTAACAGCCTCATCCAGATCCAATGGTCTCACACTCTTTAATCTGTCAACGAACTGAATATTGGCTAAAAGCCTGTCTAGATACATATTTGCTAGGCTTTGTACAATTGTAGGTGGTAAAAATTCCTTAGCTTGTGTGACAACCTCTGCAAACCTGTACTGTGGCAACCATCGCCAACGTGGTGGCAATCTAGGGACGTGCATAGCGGTTTCCACAATGTTACGAAACACACCGTCAACGCGCACCTTTGCGGTCATCCACCATTGTGCAAACCTACTCTCTATGAACTTCGACTTCAAATCTATCTGGCAAGCATTTCCCACTGTTAACCATAACCTGCAGGGAGAACCATCTACAGGATCGCAGAAACCGAAAGCATTCTTCTTGTGAAATGTCTGCTTATCTTGCTGATAAACCAATTGGCCTGCGTCGGCGGGGTAAACCTCTCCCAACGTTTCTTGTACGTCCATAATTGGAACGTTTCGCAAGAAAAATTCAACGTCGCCTCGTGTGACCGGAACAAATGCACACGTACCGTCTGAAGGAAGACCGCTATTATGTATGCCATATATAGCATTACACCCTCTAACAGCATTAAACAACACATTGCCGCAAAACCCTACAGCACATATAACCTTCTTCTCTTGGCTATCGAAACCATGACCCAAATATGCGCACTGATCTTGTTGTCCGTCAACAGGTATGCCTGTTACATAGCGAAGTCTCGGATACTTATAAACCTGATGCTCGCCTCCACAAACACCCACAGAGCGCGCGTTATTAATGGTACTTTGAACCTCCGTGGGAAAATAACAAACCAAACTGGGGAAAGGAGTTGTGTTCACTGTGATCACGCACAAATCTTTCTTCGGGTGAAAATTGAAATTCTGCTCGTCAACATAGAGTTGACTATCTGCCCGCGGTACTCTATATCGTACAATGTCGAAATCATCCTGAAAATCGTTGACGCTAATGGTTGACGGCTGCCTAACACAAATCTTACAACTTCCTTTACCGTAAAGCACCATTGCCTCATGTTTAGTCATTAAAAAACTCGATCCTGCTATTGCCAATGCCTTTATCCGTTGGTCTGCACCATTATGCTTAAACACAACCTCAACCGTGTTCATAGCTAGTTTTGACGCAAACGGTTTAGGGTGAGTTCCGGGGCTATGTATCGGCGTTTGCACAGGAACACTAGCCCATACATCTTTACCTTTGACGGGCTCGTCACCAAAGCCTTGGGGTTTAAACGTTTGCAAATTGCCAAGAACTCGTGCCCCCTTCAACACCACCACGGCTGCTAATACGGCGGTAAAGAACAACACGTATCTTCTATGAGTGGAGAACCATCGCATATAGTAAGAAACGCAACGTTCCCAAGTCCATGTGACAGTGTCTTCAACAACACTACAAATCGGCAACCTAACCCTATGAACTATCTCAGAATTACCCAAAACTGTCAACACTCTTTTCTCCACAACGATATACGCAATATACATGACTATCAACAATTGCTCCACAAACATCCAGTTACAAATCAACCAATAATAGGTATACGTCAACGCGTCACAACGTACAACAAAATACATAGCTAGTAATACCACATGATAATGTTCCTGAACTAGATTTGCTATACTTGCCAATAGGGCCGTTCTGTATCTTCGCTCCAATTCATCGGCTAATAGATTATAAATCAAATGACAAATAATAGCCTCTTGCAGTGGCATTGACATCCAAATGTAGTGTAAACACAACGGTAGTAGCCTCATAAACCAAACGTCACTACCAAACAAAGCAACATATGCCACATACTCAAACATGGGGAAGCCTGCACCAAATCTCGTACGCTTGAATAATTCTTCCAAGCAAACGGAAGACAAAGCTGCGCAAGTAGTCAAGTAACGAGGAACCCAATCTAAGCGATACTCAATCAGAACTTTCATGCCCAAATTATATAAGCTCGCTGATCCACTAGCTACACTTGGGTTCCTGCAACCACGATATCTACAAAAACCGTCTACATCTGCTCCAACCATATAACATTTGCGGCATATTGAATACGCACCAGTCCCACAATTCCTTTGGTTCTTAGCTTCCGACTTTGCGTGGGCGTACCACATCGAAGACATCTGCATCAAAAATTCGTGTGTACTACCAGTCTCAAAAATAGTTGAGCGTATCACTCTGTCTCCATTTACAATGTACTTATACATGTGAAATTGCCATGCATCAACAACTTGCCCCTTCTGATCTTGATAAGGGGAAAATTGGGAAACTTTCTCAGAATCTAACTGCGTGGAACCATCCTGAACAAATCCATCTTTGACTGTTATTTCCACAAACACATCTATTCTTCGAAATATAGCAGCGGAATGTGCAGCAACTTGCTCAACAAACATAGTCGGTGTGTTGGTTGTTATTCCAATCAAAGACTGGTTATGGAAAATCTTGCCTTTTCTATCTAAAGAAGCTTGCTGGGTACTCGCTGGTGCTATGTTTATTATCTTTATCAATTTCTCAATCAACGTGGCTATGTGAGATCCAGTATTCACTTTCGGTCCAACAACCGCAACATCATCAAATATAAGACCCCACTGGCTATTAGAAATCTCAGTATCATACATGTCAGTCGTATTACCCAACGTCGCGTACGCATGCGCATTGTAATCCAAGCCCGGTCCTCTATTTCTAACACTGAGCTCCGGATGCATCGGTGCATCAGCAACGTATTGCGATAATATCATACTCAGCAACGTTGTCTTGCCTATAGAAGAACCTCCGCCTAATAAAAAACAAAAGGGCTTTGGTCTTGTGCTTAATGACTGAAACTTGTTATTGGCTACATCTGCTACAAGTTTACAATTCGAGATTAATGCATCCAGCTCAACGCGTTTGTGTGGATTCCGCACTTTCCACACCTGATACTTATGTTGTATTTCTGTCAATCTCGACACACGAGTTTGCAACCATGCAGTGGGGTATTCCAAATTCAACATATCCATATTCTCTAATTCCGTCATAACAGTTTGCACTTCCTTGTTTGTTTCGGCCATCTCTTTAGAACAATCAACCAAGCAATCGAAGGATCCTGTACTGTATATTGTCTTAAGTGTCGTAAAAACCACTTCCAATCCTTCAAGTATACTGGAAGCCAAATCAGCGCCTCTAACAAAAGAATGAAACCTCATAGAATTGGACACAACACTAATAGCCTTATCCAATGGTACATCCTTCATGCCTAAAACTGTAATAGCCACTGCGCATAATGAAATTAAAGCCTTTAAAGCAGGATGGCTTGTAAAAAGTCCTTGAGGTTGAAAGCAATACATCTTCCTATATTCAGCTCTTATCTTACTCTCAGCCCAGAGAATGGCGTTTTCACTATTCGCGCCCTTGTCCTCATAATGACGTGCAAGACCATAAATTTGTCTGAGTTCAAAAAATGAAAATCCAGGCAAATCTCTACACAATCTCCAATAAGCTTTATCGATTTCCAGCACTCTGACAGAATCTTCGTGTCTTTGCTCATTAAATCTCCGCTGAACAGGCATCTTCCAAATATCGATCATATCAAGTATGTGTCCAATAAATTGCGCTGGGCTCTTCTCACGGTTTGATGGCTCATCTCTCTCCGTATACAGCGAGTAAAATGCATCGAATACACATCTCAAATCATCATCACCAAGCATAACATCTCGCGCGGTGAAACTCAAGCCGAAATCGTCGCCATCATCGTGCCCACTTTCGTCACGCCTCTTCTGCATTAAATTTGTCATGGTCTCAACTATATAACTCACAGTGGGCCCTATGGTGGCATTATTGTAGATATCATTTATGCTCAAAGCGCTAACATATTGACCTCTTAGCTGGGATCTCGCGAATGTTATAATGGATAACCAATGTGCTATTCCTTCCCCTTTCGCTATGTAATAATGATTATATAACCCGACAACCAATAATGTAACATCAAATGCTAGTTGTTGGGCATCATCAACTAACCCTTGGGCTTCTAAAACCTGAAGTTTAACCAAAGTGTTAAAAGCAAAAATTTCAGGATCACCAGTAATAAATACTGGGTCTCCCATAAACAGAAAATATTTGCGCTTTGTGCCCCCAACACTAGCTTGCAGAGGAACGACATCCTCATGGTACTCAATACCGTAAAGTTTTTCCAGCAACAAAACGTAACTACTCCAATACCTTCTGTCTCTCAGCTGCTCAGATACTAATCCATATAAAGTCAACTGGTCAAACAACCATCCAGTATTTTGTATGATTGCTCCACAAACCAAGCCAGCGAACCGAACAAACTCATCACCGCGGCGCATCACAACAGAATCAGAAAAGCAAAAGACAGAAGAAACATTAATCCCATAATACGCTCTTATAGTATATTCCTCATACCAGGGATCAAATCGAAATGCAGCCGTATAATTGGAATAATCAACCATAACACGTTTGTGTCTACCCGTCACGTAGTCCGCCAACTGTGTCGCCTTCCAAGAAATTGCTTCCACCGAATTGACTGCTCCATTCCCCCAGTCAAATACAAATAGGGGCCTATCCAGGCCATCAACGGTTCCAACAGTTAAAGTAGGGGAACCACGGCGGTAATACATATTCAACGCCGAAACACCGAGCACGCTGAAGGGCTTCACATCCTTCACTGCACGTGAACCGCTGTCCTCTAACATGCAAGCCTTGCACTGCAAAACTTGTTGCTGCCCGTGGACTGTTAAAATATCAAGGCAAACAAAGAAAAGCGCAATTGCGCAAGCGCGAACTCTCGCGCTAGTATTGATCGTTATCATCATAGTACTGCGGAATAAAAGTATCGTGCCATCACGTAGGTGTTTAATGGAAACGCACTAAAGTCGTACGCTCCAACCATCACATCAGCTTTTGCGCCCCCATTGACAGTCCAGTAACATAAACGTCCCTAATAACCTTTCACAGCAAAATTCGTTCGTTTTGTAGATCCCACCTCCATTTCAATTGACATGTGCGCGTGGCTTTTGGCCGCTACAAGTATCATGCCTAGCAGAAATCCTCTAATACAACTACAAATCGCACCGCGTCAGATCTTTCAGAAAATCTATCCTTTCCATCAACTTCAGCACTAATCACCAGCAATTGGGTTCGCATTCTCAGCTACACCCCGGGATGCTCTGTCATCACAGCCACACCCCCTAAAGCACTTTCATTGCTATGTGCGAACAACCAAACGTCGATCCTTTAATTCGAACGCTTGTGTAAGAAGGTAAAAACCTAATCGACTTAACTCCACAACATAAAGAGACTTCCATTAATCGTCTCAGTAAGATAAAGTGGCAATCCTGCCGTGTACTTTCGCTAAAGTATAAAACGGGTGACCCTAAGGTCGGCCGGCCCTCCACCGGCAAAAGCAAGGTTTTACTGTATAGGCTCTACCAAGAAACCTTCTATAAAGAAGCAATCCATTCATATGCTTCAGTAGAATAGTCCTTAAAGTTCAAAGCGAGCTAGGACAAACAGCTCTGCACCGTTAGCCATACGGCACCCACGTTCGGGCGTTCAGATGTGCTACATCGCAATATATGCGATGTAGCAC